CGCATAACCTTAAGTATCTGATTTAACATATCAATATCACTTCAATCATGATTCATCTGGAGACTATTAAGTCTTTTAACGAAGTGGGTTTATGTTGGATTGAAGTGCGGTAACTTCTGCCATGTTCCCGCGATACGATTTGTCATGTGCAATGAACTAACGTCGTTTCGCGGTAACTTTATGCCCCATCCATGCCCCATCACACCCCCCTGCCGTCTTCGATCGCACTGTTGATGAAGAACGTTACCCGCCCCATCACTTCCACCTCTTCCGCAGCAGCTCCTTCTATCGCTTCACCATCATCACAAATCAGCGCCTATCAATGTCGGTCTCAGGGATTAGGTGGTCGCAAGGTATACAGCAGTACACGCCAGTACCGGCACAAGCCAGTCGAGAAGGCTGGGTAGATTCCATGCCCGCCAGTCGAACCCACCCCACCATGGCATATTGGCGCGCTTGCCGTTGCCGAACTGGGCAATCCAGCGATACTCTGCCTGGGTATGCTCGCGGGCGATAAACCATGTGCAGCCTATCGCTCCGCCTGTGCCCCACAAGCCCCAAAGAAAACCGATGCAGCATTGTAGGGTAACAGCTGTAACAGCGTGCCCCAGCGGGGAAAAATCAGTCATTATTCTCTCCTTCCATAGCTTCGATGCGCGCAGCCAGGTCTTCGTACTTAGACAGTAGCAGCGAGTAGTTGCGACGCTGGAGTGCAGCTTCCAGAGATAAAGCCTCTTCGTAGCGGATGCCGTAGCGGTTACCGGCAGCGCATCCTGGAGAAACCACATCTCCGTCATCATTTAGAACTTCCTTTTCCTCTCCCCATTCGTCATAGCAAAGCAAGCCCATGCTGAATCCATCGATGCCGTATGCGGCAAACACCTCTTCAACTCTCTGGGCGATGAGACCAAAATGCCAGCGTGCACCATCCTCTCCTTTGATAGCTACTGCATCGTCGAACTTAAACCAAGTGCGCCAGTCAACCACAGACCAGGCATCAAGAACAGCATCAGGGATTTTCTCCTGAACCGGCTTATGCCGTGAGTCAGAGGTGTTGATCGCCCCAGTCCCGAAGTATGCAGTGCGTCCACGGAAAGATGCCGACCCGTAATCGTAGATATTGTCTGTTGATGGTCTCTGGGTGCATGAATAGGTTACAAGGTTTGCAACAAAGCCAATAACGCCGGACCCGACCGTTGAAGACCCTCCAGAGAATGTGATCCTCGAATCATAAGATGACCCAGACCCTGAGCTCCGGCCCTCAATATAAGGAACTGAAGATACTGTTGGGCTGCCGACCGTAACATACCCGGCGGTGTCTTCCATTCTCAGCCCTTTCGGTGTCAACTTTACTGTATTGTGGTAAAGGATATGGTTGCAGTTCTCTACAGACTGCAGAGATATAACTCTATCTACATTGACGCATTTGACTGCAATTGCGCGACTGGTGCTTCCTAATGATTCTCCGCCATTTGCATCGCCAATATACAGTCCAATATTCCATGGCGGCGAGCCAGCCGCACAGCCTATGGATATACCAGCATCGAGATTAGTTGCATTTAAATCACCCTGACCAGCAACCTGCAATCCGGTTCGAATAGCCGCGCTGGCTCCAGTGGCTATTTTTACGTTAAATTCAGCGCCAGAGACGTTATATGAATTCAAAGCCCCAGCGCCGAGAGAGCCAACGAAATTACCACCAAAGTAACCCCCTCTCGGCGCTCCTGATGAGCCACCATCTGCTGTAGCCGAATACGACATTCCTACACAGCCAACATAATTTCGATCTGTATTGCTGTTTTCGGTCGGGGCGTTCTGGCTAAGTAAAAACTCCGCGGCATGCCTACCCCCCTTGGTTCCAGTGCCGCCAAATTGATGAACAATCATCAGGCCATCAACTTTTTGCCCCGGCGTTACGTCATCAACGGCATTCAATCGATCATCGTCAATGCGGATATAGTTAAACTTTGCCGTGCTCGCATTAAAATCTGATCCAGTGATTGGTTCTGCAAGCCTAACGCCTATACCTCGAGTAGCATCTGAGCCAAATTGCTCACCACTCCTTCCCTGAAGGATGGAGAATTTGTCATTACCACGGGACATAACCCCAGGGCCAACTAATGCCGCCCCACCAAGAGATGCTAACTCCTGTCGTAACTGATCTGGATCGTACTTCAACACATTCTGGTAATAAAACTGCTGCGCTCCATAAGCATCGTGAACGGCCATTGAGTGACCCTGAACGGTGACGAACTTGGCGATCTGCCCGTTGTATACTGGATACCCACCGTCGTTGATGATAATGGGTTGGGGCACTGGAACGTGTGACCCATCCTCATTTTCCAGATACACCTGAATCTGGTTTGCCGGATTAACCGGGTCGGTATCAATTAGGCCAATATAAATTTTACCTTTTGCTACTGCTTTAAAAGAGCGGGCCATGGTGAAGAGCTGCGAAGGCATACTCACTACAATATTTGCTGTGATATCGGACATTTTGCTGTGCTCCGGGCGCAAGTTATCCCCACATCGGAGATGCGGTGAAATTTGGGCAATAAAAAACCCGCCGAAGCGGGTTGGTGATTTAAGTAAGTGCTATTTCAGAAGGAAGGATGGCGGGAGTTCGTTCCCCTGCAGTCTCTTCCATGCGGAGAGGTTGGTAGTTCCATCAGCCCTCTCCATATCTACTTCGTGTGACATTTTCGATAACACATCTCGGGAAAGATTGATTACTGTCGCAAACTCAGAACCGTAATCGTGACACTTTCCAGCATAATGAGACTGAATCTCTCGCATCGGGCGATGTAATTCACGGAACACAGCCTGGGCGCGGTTGGCATAATCCCACAGCCAGATAAGCGTATTCACTTCGGCCGCCGGGATGGTAACGCCGCTGACCTTTGGCGCTTCAATCAGCTCACCTTCCAGTGGCAGACGGGAAACCAGGGAGATAGCTTCCTCATATTGTTCGCCGCTGATTTCCTTATAGGTGATACCGAAGTGCGTTTTAAGCGCTGACCACATCGTGATAATGGCTTTGGCCTGCTTATCTTTCGGCAGCGAGTGGCCGCGAGACATAACCAGCTCCTTGATGGTGGTCTGCTGCTCTTTGGTGATTTTACCGGGCGCAGTTTTGGCTTTGCGTGGGTTGGTTGCTTCACCTTTATTCCAGTAGTCATGCAGAACGGTAAAGCACTCTTCCTGGTACTGAATCAACTTGTCACGAATATCAGCGCGTACCTTCTCAGGGTTGATGCTGAACAGCCAGCCGTTGAGCTTTTTCAGGGGGATGCAAAGAACATCGCGAAGTTTCTTATCAAGGGCAACCATGGTCATATGACAATGGTTGAATTTGCCATTGCTGTTCATCAGCTTTCTGTGCTGGCTAGGCCAGTCAAGCCCAAGGTTTTCAACAATAGGCTTCATCGCAACATATGCGACACCCGCAGCCATTGCTGTGAGAATCTGCTGTCCGTTGAATGGAATGGATGTAGTGTTAACCGCTTCAAGAATTGCTATACTTGTCATGTCGATAATTCCTAGGTGGATTTGTTGATACTGAGGCCCTGACTATCGCAAGTAGTTGGGGCTTCAACTTTTTAGGCACTTGTGCGCCCTTCCTGTTTAAAACTTTCCATCACTCTCATGTAGATCTCTGAATTGACGGAGCGGCCATTTTCCTCCGCTATCTTCCTCACTAAATCCAATGACTCCTTAGGCCAGCGCAGATTGAACTGCGGCATTTTGCTTGCGCCTTTCATATACCCTCCAAATGGGTCCACCGTGGACCTATTGAGAATATAATAGCATGGTCCTATCATGTCAACTTAATAGAAAAGGATGACGTGATGGCTAGAGATGACCCGCACTTTAACTTCCGCATGCCCTTGGATGTTCGAGAAAAATTAAAATTCCGTGCCGAATCTAATGGGCGCTCGATGAATGCTGAATTGCTTAAAATCGTCCAAGACTCACTTGAACAACCGTCGCCAGTTTCTGGCTATCGTGATGAGGCGGAGCGCCTTGCCGATCAGCAATCTGAAATAGTGAAGAAAATGGTGTTTGAGACTCTTAAAAACATGTATGGCAAGGATGAAAAATGAGCGACAGCCCAAGCTACACAGATGATCAATTAAGAGAGGGCGAGTATCGAAAAGAACTAGCCTCTATCACCACTAAGGTGCTTGACAACTTCCTCCGTGCCAAAGGCGTTCCAGATGAATGCCCTATGTGTCGGCATACCGAAATGGTTGTTCCGCAGGTGCAATTTGTAAATCAGGATAATGGTAGGGACGTCATGGGTCGCCATGCCCATTACGGGGAATATATAAAAACAGAAGATGGCATCTTCAACCCTATTAATTACTCCTATCACGTAATTTGCAAGCATTGTGGCTATATCATGCAATACAACACAGGCGTTGTGTTAAGCTGGTACTTAAAGGAGAAAGACAGCAATGGCTAAGTTAGGATTGGCTTATGACGCTGACAATCCCTTTGCAAGTAGTGGCTTTGCACCCCTGGGCCATGAAGAACCAGCAGCACCATCACATGGGGGTGGTGATGGAGGAGGATCTGACATGAGTAGCCGAATCACCCGCATTGAAACAATTGCCGTCAACCATGAAAAGCTCATTTCAGAAACCAGAAAAGAGATGATTGGCATCCGTGGAGACATGCATGGGATGGAACGTCGCCTCGCAGATAAGATGGACGAAAACCAGAAATGGCTTATCGCCCTAATGATCTCCGCAATCCTAGCCCCATTATTTATTGCACTTGTAACTAAGTAGCCACCCCTGGCTAACCGGAGGTTCGTGTGTACACAACGGTTATTGTGATAGCGATAGTTGTCATTGTGGTTCAGATGCAAGTTTCCTCTTTAAAAGCGAAAGTGGCCGACCTCAAGACTCAAAATGAAGTTCTTAAATCTTCGTTGAAAAATGATAGCGATAAACTTTCTATCTCTCTTTCCACCTTAGATGATTATGTTGATGGCCTAGGAAAGCGCGTTGATAGGATAGAAAATGAAGATGTTCATGGGTTTGCAGATGATATTTCTTTCATCAAGTCTTGGTTAAAAAATGTAGGAACGATCGCTGTATCTACCAGGGACAAGATTAATCCATCCGTGGATAACTAATTAATCCTGCGCCATCCCGCTTAGCGAGGCAACGATCCCCACCCTCGCTAAGCGCTGAAACTCTTCATTGCCCACTGCTTCACGAACAGCTTTTACAGCGGCTTTGTTTGCCATAAATTTGCGTTCTGCCGCTGCCATAGCTCCACTGCTGGCTCCAGCCCTAACTGCCTTTGTTGCCTCTCTGATAGCTTTCTCAATAGCGAAACGACCACTACGTGATGCTGCAAGCCTCTCGATTCCAGCCCTTGCCCCAACTGAACCCACTGCACCCAAAACCCCAGCTACAGGACCACCGCTAAGCGTACCTGTTATAGCGGAAACCGAAGGATGGGAAGCGGCACTAAGCACTGCGCTAACAGCAGGATGAAACCCCTGCTCTAACGATTGCAGCGCAGGAATGGATCGCCCGGTTTGCTCTACGTATCTGAGCGGCCTTGTGGCTGCTTTTGCGAGGTCTCCAAATGCCCCGGCTATCTTACCAATCTCTGGGGAATGCCGATTGATGGCGGCAATATTCTGCGGCGTAAGGATAGAGGCGATATGCGATATCCCGGCTGCGTCTGACTTCCCGCCACGGACACCCTGCGATAACGCATCTTGCAGGATTGACGCGATTGCAGGCGTTCGTTCAGCTTCTGGCAAAGCGCTTATCATTTGATGGAATTTGCCGGTTCCGTTTTTTGATGACCCTTGCAATGCTTTAACGCCATTGTTTACCAAGGCATCGGTAGCAAGGTCTTTTCCTAATGCAGACTCTGCTTGTTTTTGAGCTGCGAATCGAGCTTTTGAAAGATCATTGGCCGCAGTCCACTGATCAAGGAACCCGCCACTTTGAGCCATCGCCTTCATGTCTTCAGTCGCAGCGTCTCGCAGCTCCCCCATTCGGCGGGCCATATTCGACTCACCGGAGCGGATATACTTTTGCTCGGCGTCAGCAAGCTTTCCGCGCCAGGCCTTCATAGCATCGAATGTGATGCCAGCTTTCCCTGATTTATTATATGCAGCCACAAGTTGCTTCATTTCAGGGGTGAGCGGCATTCCTGCATCAATATCGCCCTGAATAGTGGCGTTAGTGTTTGACATGCGCCCGCGCGACTCAGGCATTGTTGATCGCACGCTATCCCAGGCTGATTTCTCAGAGGATTTCATGCTGTCAATGCCAGATAGAACTCTCTGCTTTATGGCGCGGCTTTTTTCCGAGGCAGAACCAACCTCTGCACCTAAGTCATCAAGTGCAGAGTTAAATTTTTCCTGAATTTCCGTGAATGCCTTCATGTGCGCATCCTGCGCAACTCCAGGCTTGGATGCAAGAATGCCCTCGGCTTGGGCAATTCCTCGGCTACCTGACCGCATGCCCGGGGTCAGCGCATTTACATCTACACCTGCGACATCTGCTGCCTTAAGCAAATCATCTGTGACTCCAGAAGCCTGATCAGCAATGGCGTTGCGGCCTGCCCCAGTCTTAGCCAAGCGTGAGACATCATCAGCAGAATTAATTGCCGCAGAACCCAGCGCCTGTGTGGCCTTTGGTGCCAACACTCTTCCAGCCGCTGATAATACGCCCTGCGCGCCAAGGTTAAGTGCTGCATTTTCTGTTGCATTTTGCGCAAAATCACCTGACTGATTGCCCGCATCTGCTAATGAGCCAACAACCATATTTGCGGCATTGCTTGCATTGTTAATTACCCCAGGCGCCTTCTCTGCCACTCCGACAGCCTTAGCCGCTGATCCGAATGGCATAAGGTAACCACCGATGGTCTCCCCTGCCTGTGCGTACTGATCTGTAGGGCGATCTACAGGGCGATACACATCATCCAGCACGCGTGGACCACCTAATCCCTGGCTGATAGCGTTGATCAGGCTTGCTCCGCCTTGCAGCACATCGAACGGGATGTTTACCAGGCCGCGGCCAGCCTGCTCTGCGCTTTGCAGCAGAGACTGCCCCTGCTGCTGTGGTGCTTGCTGAGCCTGTGGCGCTTGTTCCTGCGGTGTTTGAGTTTCGGCCTGACCAGCGAAATACTCATCAATGGCATCGCCGATCTGCTCATTGCTGGTTCCGTCAGGGAAATTGAATGTCTTACCGTTAGCTGTAACTTCCATCATTTCACCGTGAATGTGATGCCAGATTTAGAGGTGTAGCTGCCTCCGGTTGGTTGTTGCGCCGCGGGCTGCTGCGTTGTTGACTGGCGACCGCCTCCACCGACATTAACCTGATATTGCTGGTTGTAATTGTCGGTATATTGCTGGATGTCACGGACCGATTGCTGCATGGCTTCGGGGCTTGAATAGTCGACCTGAGGCATGCCCTGAAAGTACATTTTCGCCTCTGCAACGGTGTTGATACCGGATGCCCCCATATCCCTTGCAGCTGCTATACCCTGATTCTGCATCTTCCCTTGAATGCGCTTAGTCGCGTTGTAGAGTTGGCGCCGATCACCGCCACTCCAGCGACTTCTTACCTCTGCATCCCAGGATGGCGAACCGTTACCGCCGGTAATACCCGTCATGAATCCAAGCTGATCAGACGAAGCGCCAGAAATAGCGTCGAGGTCTTTCTTCATCGCATAGTTCTGCGCGGTGGCTGCTGATGTTGGAGGCGCGGCGATCGCATTCGCAGGAACGCGGACCATGTTCCCATCATCATCGACCCCTTCATAAAACGCATTAGCGCCAGCGCCATGAAGTTTCCCGCCAACACTGACCGTTCGCCCGTCAGCAAGTTGGACCACACGACTGCCAGGACCAGCGCTTAATCCTGCTCGCTTATATGCCATGTCCTGACCGCGGCGAGCGGTAGATGCGGATATGTCTTGTCCGCGAGCAGTAATGTCCTGCCCTCTGGCGGTGAGCGATTCCCCGGCACGATTACTACGCGCAGTTTCATCAAGCTGCTGCTGCTTCTGGCCCACGTCGACCTGCTTCTCAAACGGCAAGGTTGCGAGTTGCGCGCCCCGTAGAATGCCGTCGAAACTTTGCGGGTCTGACTGCAGCAACTGCATAGCCTGGTCTGGGCTCATGTTGATGGAAGCTAAAGCGGGGGCGCTTTTCTGAATGGCGTCCTGCATCATCCGTGGGTCGCCGCTGGCACGGGCGATGGCTATATTGTTCAGCGATTTGTTCACGAACCTGGCGTGTTCTTCATCCTGAATGCCGATTTCTTGCTGGATGCTCTGGGCGAAATCAGGGAATTGCTGCCTGGCTTTTGGGAGGTCCTCTGGCTTCGCCGTTTTCATGAAGTCATAGAACTGCTGTTTCCGCGCCTCATCTTTCTGTTGCTGCGCCATCTCCTGCTGTCGCGCTCTGGATTGGACATCCATTGCGTTTGCCTGAGATACCTTCAGCGCCTCTCCACGGAAATCAGGAACCATCTGGTCATAATAATTAATCGGGGCACCAAGGCCCTGTAATCCGCCAAACTGAGCCATGTTAACTCCTAATAATTGCCGCCCTGTCCGTAATACCCGCTGCCTGTATCTCCATCCACGGAGAACAAATCGCCAAACCCTTTACCGACGCTGTAGTTTGCTGATGCAGCCGTTTGCCATGGGATGGCCGACTTGCCAGCCATGATCTGCCCTTTCTGCTGGTACATGCCGGCCATGTTATTACCCTGACCAATGGCATAGTTACCGAGGGCGTTTGCCGCCTCAGCACCGAATCCGGACAGGCCCATCAGTTGCCCATACATGTTCTGCTGCTGATTAATCCTGTCTGCCAGGTAGTTTTGCCCTAGTGTGGGGGCGATAGAGGCGAGCATATTCCCGGTAGCAGTGGAGCCAAGGCCGCCAGTTGCTTCAGCAGCATTCAGGCCTTGATAGCGGGCCTGATCGCTCATCATTTTGTATTCCGGTGATGCAAAATACTCAGCCAGGGTTTTGTTACGATCTATAGGCTGCCCGGCAATTCCCTGCAGCCCCTCAAGAGCAGTACGCCCCGCCTTCTCATAAGGAGAAACCCAGTTAACGGCATTGTTATATCCGGCTTTGGACTGGTCCATCGCCTTGTCCTGGTATTTCTGCTGCTGCTTGGCTGCCTTATTGGCACCGATGCCGCCAAGGATGCTACTCACCCCTCCGGCAACACCTGAAATTACGCTACCCATTAGCCGGCCTCCTCATGAATATTGATGAAATGTCAGGTGAGAATTCATAGTGAAATCCCATATTCCTGGCGAGATTGCGCACTGATTTATTGCTGCTGATGATTGGCGCTCTGATTTCCCTGTCGCCGATAACCTCAAGCAGTTCTCTTACCGCATCCCGGCATCTGACTCGCTCTGATCGCTTCATGGCCATATGCAGGTCAATAAACTCTCCCTGCTCTACCACCGCAAATACACAGCACCCATTCCACAACGCATATTCAGCGCCGGGATCTGCCCACGACTCCACGCCCCACAGGCGCATCAGCTCCTGCCCGGTAAGAGCATCAATATTCGTTAGCATGATTACTGTTCCGCGATGATTTTGATGGTCGTTGCGGTGAATGCCGCGCCGTTAGCCTGGATGGTTAAGGTGCTTCCGTTGGTGGCAAGGAATCCGCCCTGATCTACCGAGAAGAATGTGGCCAGAAGGACGTTATCGGTAGCCGTGGCCGCATTTCGACTGGCGATAAGGGTGTCAGGCACCGCGCCAGAGAAAGTCAGCTGCATGGAGCGGTTTGTGGTGCCGCCCGGGTAACTGCCGATTAGTGACAACTTGAAGTTGAGCGTCTTGTTCTCGTTGCGAACCACCATCTTGTCGGCAGCGGTATCGAAGAAAGGAGCCAGTGTGCCGGAAGTCGGCGTCAGCGCCTTAAGCAGCGTGACAAGGTTTGCACCTGCTGTAGGGATGACCAGCGAAATTCCTGTGTAGACCACCTCTGATTTATGGCGAGTGATCGCACTCTCAATGGTGTCTATACGGGTTTCGTGGTCGGCAACATCAGTCTGCAAAGTTGACACGTCAGTCTGTAGGCCGGTGACGTCAGTTTGCAGTCCCGCCACATCGGTTTGCAGCGTGGATACATCACCCTGTAACGCAATCAGCTCATTAGTCAGAAATACGATGTCGCTTTCAGCTGCGGTTACCCGTCCATCCAGTGAGACGATAGCCGCCTCTGCAGAGGTAAGCCGCGTACTCAGGTTCTGAATCTGCGCCTCGGCATCACCAAGTCGAATCTCATGGTCGAGCAACTGCACATCCTGCGCATCGTTCCTCACCTGCGCGTCATAGGCACCGTCTCCCGCCTCGTTGGCCTTGTTGGCTACGTTGGTGAAGTCCAGCACCTGCGACAGGATGTATTGCTCGTACGCAGGGGTGGAACCGCGTGGCAGTGATGAGGCAGTCAGTCCGATTGCCCGGACGATTACCGGCGTATTGAGTGCGTTGTTTGCCATTACTCAATCCTTACCTGGCATCCAGACAGCGTTACCGGTGATTTGGTGATGACGCGGATCTTGAAGGCGATGTTTTTACGCACCCGGCCAACTCTGCGCCACAACACGCGCTTGTCGTAAACGAATGGCGCGTTCTGCTCAATCATTTGTTCCCTGCCAAAGTTGATGCCATCGGCGGTGGCAGACAGGAACAAGCGATCTGCGTACTGCGCAACTCCGGTCGAGGATTCCAGTTCCAGGTCGAACAATCTGGCACCGTCCGCCTTTATCAGGGGCGTGAAGAGGAGGAATTCCTGCTGGTTGCCGTACTGACTCGATATGTCGAACTGTAACGCACCCTTCACCGATGCTGACTTGTCGCCGCAGGTGATGGAGTTTCCTTCATACATGAAGTCGATAGCGCGGTAGACATCTTCACCGAGACCAGTTTTCAGCACAGACCACTGCGGCCCGTTCTGGCTTGCTGCAGCGTCGTATACCAGAACCTGGCCCGGGAGATGAATCAGGAGTAGCTCATGCCCGTCAAAGCGCAGCGTTTCCATCACTGCCGTGGAAAGCTCACTGGCTGAGTAGTACCGGATAATCTTCTCGATACTGGCGGTGGCAATCGCAGTCGCCCGCCCTGAGTCGATGAGATATACCGACGGCGCACCTGATGCAGGGTTGCTTATGATGGCATAGGCGTCCATATACGGCGTTTTGCAGTGCGTCCCGGCGATACCCTTCTGCACAGCATAGGCTGAGTTCACGACGTACAGCGCGGCGCCCTGAGTCGTTGCACCGGTCAGGGTGAAATACTCGATCGTCGTTGCACCAAAGCACACGATGAAGTCGCGCCAGGTGCCGATACCGATAATGCCATCAGGCTGGGACTCCGCCCGGTACTCAGCTGCGTAACGGTCAGGGTGAGACTCATCTTCGAGGTCAGAGATAAACCACGAGTCAGAGTTATCCTTCGCCCAGGCATAGCGGCCACGCAGCCGGGTAATGTCGCGCGCAGATCCGAGTTCGTACTGCGTGAATCCGCTCGACACCGGCCAGTTGGCGACAGTCTTCGTCGTGCCGTCGTAACGATATTCGACCACCTGACCGCCGACGCAGACAGCCTGCGACGTTCTCCCATGCGCCATCGTCACCCTGGCAGAACCAGCGACATCACCGACCACCGAATCACCCTTGTAGAGCTTGCCTCCCATAACGCGATAAACGGCGTTCTGAGAAGTGTTGTACTGAGCACCACGAGATGGACCGCCAACATCAGATCGCTTCGCTATTCCCGGGAAAGAGCGCAAATAACCTGATGCGCCGAGTACTTCTTTGGGTGTTGCTAAAAGATTTACTGGGAGCTGGTCTATGTAGTCAGCATTAGCCGGGCTCTTCCCCAGCCCTTTCATGAGCGGAAGTTGTTGTACTGGCATCACTAGCCTCTTTTACATGTTTCCATGCTCTAAGTTTCCGTATCTTGGTTATTGCAGACCTAGCCACTGAAAACATTTCGGCAAGCTCAGCACCGGATAACTCTGACGATCTAATAAATATCACGTCTTCGTTCGTTAATTTAGAGTGCGGGTGTGAAATACCCTTTGGAGGATTTAACAGGCCATTATCCTTTGCATGGCTGTCATTTTCTCTTCGCGTGCACCACTCAAGGTTTCTGAAGTCATTATTTAGTTTGTCACCATCTTTATGATTAACAAAATCCTTCCCTTCAGGCTTTTCAATAAAGGCAGATGCAACTAACCTATGCACTAAGTGCAACTTACTGGCCCCATCCCTCTGCAATCTAACCCTCAGGTAATCAGCTGAGTTATCAAGCTTCATCCATCTACCTTTCACTAAGGTAGTGAACACAGTTCCGTTGGCTCTGGTGCGGGTTATAACTCTGGAATGTGAATAAACTCGGCCTTTATCAGTGATGGCATAAAGCCCTTCAAACAATTCGATATCTTTTACGTTTTCACCATGTTCAATTAACATTGGCTACTCTCCAAAATATAATTAATCGGATGGTTTTTTATGAAACCAATTAATTCCATTATACATTAAAAGTCTATTTCCCGAACCGGTTGGGGCTCTATTCGGATAAGGTGCTCGCTTGGCGCGACTCAGCGCTGTATTTTTTACAAGCAACTCTTTGCCATTGCGGGCGGTGGTGATGACTTTGGCGGTTGGTTCGATTGCGTAATCAGGCGCGATTCGGCAGGCCAGATTAAACACCACAGCACTGACTGCGCTGGAGCGCATACCGTGGTCGTCACCTTCGGCGGGCGGGCTATCCGGATCGGTAAATTCATACCCGGTGATGATACCCTTTCCGTCCTGGTACCATTCGGCCATCATCGTTTCGAGGTCATCAACGCCGTCCTGCATTGACTGCGGCTCAACGTCGGTGAGCGTGGCATCAGACGCGACGCCCAACTTACGCAGCGCCGCCCTGACGATGTCGCCTTTAGTCGCTATCAGCATTGTCTTCCGCCTTAGGCTTTGGCCCCGGCTTTTTACGTTGTTTCACTTCTGGCTCTGGCTCTGGCTCTGGCTCTGCAAGAGATTCCACCAGGTCATCAGGATGCGCAAACCAGCCGGCATCGAGATACTCTTGCAACTCATCTTCACCGATGATCTCGAAGTCGTAGCCAACACCCTTCCACTTATTCATGTCGCCTTGGCGATACACCATCTGTGTCATGTTTTGCTCCAGAATGAACAAAGGGGCCGAAGCCCCTTAGTGGTTGAGTGATTACGCCTGATCTGCCAGGCCGACACCGATTGACTCAGGTCGGGTTGCGTTAACACCGTACCAGACCGCGATACGGCACAGGCCAGACAGGGTGTTGATGTCGCCCTGAGTAGCGAAGATGCCATTCAGACCCACTTCCGGGATGGAGAATGACTTGGTCTTCATTCCTGCGAACAGTTCGTGGTTAGCCGGGATTGGCTGGCTAACGATACGGATCGCATCATCCGCCCAGAATACGTTGGTACGGGCGGTCACTTTGTTCAGCACGTTTACCGCCATGCTGTTTGCCAGCGAAGTATTCACGTTGGCATAAGCACGCTGCTCCGGTGACAGGGAGGTGTCATCCAGAGCGATCGGCTTAGGCGTAATCTCAACATGAGTACCATCAACAACACGCACGACAGAGAACGTCGCATCCTGAGCGAGCAGGTTTTTAGCCATCTGGCCGAGGAACTTAACGCCGGTGAAGCTGATTTTGTCGCCGCGCTTCAGGCCAGTGGTAGCAGAGAGAGTCACCGTAGCCAGGCGGTTATCAACGTTGCGCTTGTTGCCGTCTGCGTCCAGATCCCACGCCACAGGCTTGAACTTCTGTGCGCCGTTGACAGTCAGCCCGGTTGCAGTTGACGCCGGGAGGACTGGCAGCTTAGGAGAGCGCAGGACGTCATCAAAACCAGCAACCTGACGCTGAATTGTGCCGTTTTTGTAGGCGTCTTCAGGGATGCGACCAAACATATCGCGGTTAATCAGATCGTGACCTGCTGCCTTGTAGTCCTTCGGGTTGAAGAAGTAAGACAGGCCGGAATCGCGGTTAAGCTCACGCGAGAACATGATTTCTTCTGCATCAGCCACGAAGTCCCAGCCTGAGCCGGCAGCAGTGCCGATCGGGTCATCACTGGTTACTACCAGAGAGCCCATTTCAGCAGCCAGGTTGGCAACTTTAACTTCGCAGTTGCTTGCCAGTTTCTTGGCGGCCGCGTTGATGCGACGGCGATATGCCGTCTCATCACGCAGATCGTCAGCACGCAGCTGGAAGAAGTCGTTATCCGGCTCACCCAGGCTGACAGGCACGTTAAGCTCCAGCAGACCGGTTGATTTACCAGTTAAGTCCCAACCTTCCTGAGTCGGGGATTCCTGTTCTACAGGCATCCAGATTGTGTTGCTGGAACGCTGCATTTCAGATGCAGGCGGCGTGTACTTACCCGCTTTCTGCGCCATAGGTGTCAGGCTGGTAATAGTGTCAATGATTTCATCCACTGCCAGCGTAACGATTTGACCTTCGTTCAATGCCATTATCGAATTCCTTTAAGTTTTGCCTTGAGCTTGCGATAGGTCTCTACATCGCCCTTGCTTGATGCTGTGTCCATGGCCTTGCGCATAGCTTCGACGTTGGCCGCCGAAACATCGCCAGTGATGGACTGATCTGCAGGAGGAGCGGATGAAACCTGTTGACCGCGAGGCTTGAGAGTTAAGCGTTCTGAGAGTCGAGTGAGTTCAATCAGCGCGGACTGCCCGTCCATCGCCAGTAACTGGCGGGCTTTCTCGGGGTTGGCCCCAAGGTGATACATGAGCGCGGCGGATTTCTCAGGGAAGAGGCGCATGATGTCAGTCGCAACCGGGGCTGGCACGATCTGCATGAAAGCATCTTCCTTGTCCTGATAGTCAGGAATGTTGAGCTTCTCCGCCGCGTCATAGTGCTTACGGGCAGCCTCGACGTATTGCGCTGATTGCTGGGTGTACTCCTGAGTCTTGCGACCCTGCTCTGCGACAGCATTGCTCCGCGCATCCTGAGCCTTAATAAGCCACTCATTATTCGCTTGCTGGAATGCCGCCTGAGCGCGACCGCTATCCCAGCCGTATTTCTCCATGGCTTCATCTGAGAAGAAGTCATTGGCATTCGGCTGAGCTGGCAAGTCAGGATTAACCCGTAAGTTCTCCGGCAATTCACCGCGTTTTACTGCTTCCGCCTGCTGCTCAAGCTCACGTTGACGCTTGCGCTCCAGTCGCTTAGCAGCGAAGTGTGCGTTTGTTGCCGGGTCTTGCTTTGGTTTTGCCTCATCGTCTTTCAGGACGATCTCAAAGCCTTCTTCATGTCCTGCGTTGTCGTTGGCATTATCGACAACAGAGCCATCAGCAGATGCCGCTGCTTGATTGCCGGACGTGTTTAAGCCTTCAGTTTCCTGAATATTGATGGTGTCTTGCATGATTAACTCTCTCTTATTGAGGATTCTCGGCTACGCTGCCGGAAGGTGTGTTTTGTCTCTGCGATTGCAGGATGTTGGTGATGTCCATTCGCTTCTGGTGCGCCTGACTATCACCCTTAAGAAGTAACTCTGCGTTGGCTCGTGCGTCGGCGGCGCTTTCATTTTGCGCCCGTTGCATGAGGTCGAGGAACTCGCGGAATGCTGCTTGCTTATCGAGATCCATGTTGTTGAAGATTTCGGCGATCTTCGCCTGGTTGAGCTGGTTAGCGCTTTCAACCTTGGCCGCGTCGACCTGCAATTGCTGCTGCTTAACCTGCGCATTGAGCAGATCGGCCTGACCAGTAAGCAATACGCCCTGAGCCTGTAATTGCTCTGCCGAAGGCTGCTGCGGTTGCTGCTGCGCTTCCATAAGCCACTGCTGTTCTTCAGGTGTTTCAGGCTTCTTAGCGCCCATCATGATCAGCTGTTTGTTGGCGTAGTCGCGCATCATCTCGACGCCTTTGCCATCCAGCAACGTGAAGTACTGCAGCAACAGAAGTTGATACTCCGGCGTACCCTGCGGCGTCTTGCCGAGCAATTCCAGAATCTCAGCGCGGTTCTGCTGCTTCATCGACTGGAAGGATGGCCCGACATCGGTGTAGCACTCATAGCGGCCCCTGATGTCATTCAGGACGGTTGTTTCGCCAGTTGCGAGGTCAACTACCTGCTCCATCAGCTGCACTTCCTTCTCGCTGCCATCTTCAAGCGTGATGGTAACGGTGCGGGGGATGTCGTAGATGTCATTGACGATCGACTGGTAAATCTCACCATCACGGCGCATCGCAGTGGCGAGGTTGTCCTGGAATACGAACGTTTCCAGATCAGAGCGCATGTTCAGCTGATTGACCGTTTCGAAGGCAACCTGACCACCGTTAACAGCCTCGGCATCCACACCCAGAGTCGCCACCTCTTTCACTGCTGCGGTAGCAGCCTCAAGCATGTAGGCGTTGGCCTGCGGTACTTCAGGGTTCTCCATGTAGGAGATAGGCTGAACAGGAAGCTCGCCATTGTTTTCGTCGGTGCGGTTGAGAAGGTAGTATGGGAAATCATCATTTCCGTCATACATGTGCTCATAACCGGCGATCTGCTCAGGCCAGAACACTGGCTTTTTCTTTGGCGTGCGGGCGACGATGTCAGCGTTGAACGACATGATCATGTTGCGCAGGCGTTGGCCGTCTTTGGTGGCCCGAACGACGCCCTCATACACTTCTTTGCTTTCTACGAAGCCCCACTCGCCAAATACAGGCACGATCGGGATGTGTTCGCCAGCAATCAGCTGCCTGTCCTTCAGAATGTCGGTGCAGGTGATGATGGATTTGTACACCCGGCAGCGCTCAACCTTGCGCTCGGCAACCTTGACCATCCCTCGATCTGCCAGGTCATCGATAACGTTCTTGATGTCGCGCTTGTAGTAAGCCGACGGCGCACCGGTAATCGGGTCCTGGTAGATGTAGACAGTCTCTTTCTTCCGCTCCACCTCGTAGTATTCAGCGACGTGAATGGTGTCCTGAGTCAGCCAGGGGAATACCCACTCGTTCGGACTCTGGAATGACGGGATAACATCCTCATCAAGTCCATGCTCTTCTGCGAAGTTCTTCCAACCGTCACGACTCATCGAGTGGATAAGCGTGCAGTGCCGGGCGTCTGACTTGTCCATCTGCTTGCTGTTGCTGTCCCACACCACACTGGAACATGAGGAGTGTATCGGCTCACGCAGCACAATCTGGTTGTTGCTGGTCGGACTCTGGTCTTCGTATCGGGTAACACGTCGCCAGTGCCCGATACCGCATTCAATCTGCTCACGGACAGCGACATTTACCGATATCTTTGAGGCGTTATTCTGCGCGTCAGTGCGGTACATGCCCATCAGCGTATCGGCTGCGTCAGGGCTTGCGCCATCTTTCGGGCGGTAGAGAACATCAATCGGATTCTGCCGCATCTCTGCGACCAGCTTACGCACCACCGGGCGCACAACGTCGAACTGTCCTCGGTACTGCAATGTTGTGTACTGATTAAGCCAGTCATCCCAATGAGATACCCGGGAGAAGAAAAGGTCATTCTTCGCCTCGGTTCTGGCTTCTTCTCCGGCTGTCCAGTCTGCGTCGAACTTGCACAGAATGCTCTCCAGCCTGCTTTCGTTGTCAGCCATTATCGTCCTCTGGGTACTGGTCTAATCGGGGCGGGGATCTTTTTATCTTTAACAATGCCAATGTCGCCGTATCGCTTAGCAAAGCGGCGCATCATGTAGGCGTATCGGGTGGCATCAAGAAGGTCGTCACGCGTCTTAACAATGCGACCCCGATCATCGCGATGGTAGAAGTTGAACTCCTCGAACCAATCACGCAGACCAGCAAACACCTTGAAGCGGCCGGTGCTCATCAGGTCATGCAACTCAAAAAGCCCAGGCTCAACCGACCGGGAACCATCAGGCCATTGGGCGGCTTCAGGAAGCATTAAAAATCCTGCATCACTGTAATATTCCCGCTGCTGAAGACCGCTGCCCTTCTCTGTCTGCAATCCATCCTGGGGCCATGCGGTTGGCACTTTGTTAGCCCATGATTTGGTAGCGCCCCACGCCTCGGCGGGCGATGTTTTGCTGGCCTTCCATGCTTTGGTTACGTAGAAGGTTTCGCTGTCCATATCGATTGCCAGTTGAACGCGGCTTTGCGGGTGATCCCACCCGAAGTCCATCCCATCAATGACCATGTAATGCTTAGGTATCGGGAATGGCTCGCAGGTGATCGCGTCCTCACTGAAATCAAATATGCGTCCGTGACCAAGCATGGGAATACCTTTCGTACGCATGTCGCGCTGATGCGGAGGATAAGATTCGAGAAGGGCTTGCTTCGTCTCTTCGGTTAAGTGAGGCGCATCATCCCAGCCAACATTCATGCAGAATTGAGAAGCGGCTGGCGTATCAAGCAGCTGAATTACCAACTCTGTGCGCCCGTTCTCAGGAGTAAAGGTCAGGATGCCGCGGCCACCACGACCCTGATCGCCGGTAGCGGTACGGGTTAGCACCTGCGGGTAAATCGTCTGATCTTCTGGCTCCTCATCGATGTGGAACCAATCGATATCATCCCCCATCAGGGCATGCTGACCCTGGGTGTAAGACCAGAACTGGACCTTGCTCAGGTCGCCGCTTGCGTGCCGTATATAGGCTGAACGCACGGCGTTTGGCGTCCCTGTCATAGGCTCTGTTGTAACGATTCTGTCAGGGGGGATCAGGCCTCCAGTAAACTCACCGTTCACCTTTTTGCCAATAATGGCAGCCTGCAACAGATCGCGACACTTTTCTCCAGAGTAACCAAGACACCACATCAGGGGGGCATGGTCGAAGCGGTGGCCGGTCCATTCAGCTGGATATTCACCAAGTAAGTGAACGGCATCGATGTAAGTAGCTGTATCGGTCTTACCTACTCGGTTGGCAGCAATAAGAGCACACTGGCGATACTCGGCTGTCGCAGTGATGAACTTGCGCTGCCACTGATATCTGGTGTCGTAATAGCCTCGATATCGATAAACAAACTCTCTGCGTTTCTTTTCTTCCAAGAGCTTTACCAGCTCAATCTTCTGCTCCCGGCTGAGATTGTGCATTGGTTAACTCCATTAACTTACGGTCCAATTCTTCATCAGACAGATCGGTGATAGTGATTTTCTGCTCATGCTGAATGCGATCACCAAACCGACGTGTTGCAACCTTTGAGGCATACCATTTGCGTGCATCGACTTGCAGGCGAGCTTTCGCTACTGCCGCTGGTTCTTCTGATGATGAGTCTGCATACATGATGATGTCTTCAGCCATAATTTCTGCCTGAATCTCTCGTGCGCGCGCGTATTGCTCGTGAAACTCAGGATGCTTATGGAGCCACGACAATACTGTCGCCATGTGAGGAATTTCTTCTCTCCGGCAAATTGCTCTCAGGCTCTCACCTTCCATTAACAGGTTGCATATTTGCTCGGCTAATTCAGGTGAGTAGACTGTAGGGCGGCCCATTTTCTTTTCTTCGGTCGCCATATCCATTCCCTCTTCAGTTATTATCAAGCGCCCCATCAGAGACGCTTTGTAATAACTACGCCAGTTCGCCGCCTGCTTTCAGCTTCGTAATGAGGCTGTTTACCTTCGTCACGATGGTGTTCACTGCCGTTTGTGCGGTGGCAATGTCAGTTACCGTCTGCGCAGGGATAGCTGCTTCTGTTGCCTGCTGCAGTACGCCACCGCGGTCAGTGGTGGTAGGTGTTTTGTTGCCTGCCATTGCAGTGGCCGCGGTAGTGCCGATAGTCGGCGCGAACGTTGACGGCTTACCAGTTACTGAACCCCATGCGACCGGCGCACTGGTTGCGGTGTACTTCGCTTCGAATGCCGTTTTGCTCATATACAGCAATTCGCCGTACTGGCTCTGGAAGATGTACCCGCCGACTACCGGCTTGAATGTGGACATGAACAGCGCGGACAGATATTGCGACTGGTACGGGCCGTCAAACGTCGCCTCTGCCGAGCCATCGACTGCCTGGTTGAGCTTATCGATAGGCAGAGCGAGGACGTAGATTCCGTCAGTATCGGAGTATGCAGGCCATTGTTGGTTGATCATTGCTTACCGCCTTCTGTTTGCTTATCCCACTCATCGCGGAATTTGGATGGGTTGTCGAAACCTTGAGTTGCCATATCGTTGCTCCGTCATTATCCGTTGCAGGGGTTATTTTTGATTTATCCGCTCAGGGGGATATCCATTATCAAGCGCCCGGGATAGGACGCTTTGGAATGGCTAACAGTCTTCGTCAGGCTTTGCCACTGATCGGCAGGCGAACATACAGGCCTTTTGCATCTCAGTTTTTGCCATTGCAACCCAGCGCGGGTCAGCGCCCGTTTCTTTGGCGGTATCCAGCAAGCTCAAAAAATGTCGGCTTACGTCTTTGAGGCGGTTCATCACCTGAATGTCACCTTCCGTTAAGGTTCGATACCCCTTTACAGTGCTGCCGTCCTGCGGTTTTGCTTCGCTCATATCTTCCTCGTTAGTTAAGACACTGCTCGCGCACATACGCTTGCAGCCCGGTCAGTTGTTTGGTGACGGTTTCGATTCGCTCTCTGAGGGTGAAATAATCCCGTTCAGCGGAGTCAGTAAGTCGGGGGCCGGTTGCATCATCCAGGATGGAGGATGTGGCCGCTCCGTTCGTGGTGCATCTGGCGTTGAGCTGCAGCCGACGCTTGCCATTAGCAACATCGCGCTCAAGCTGATCGATAGTGGCTTTTGCATCCTGCAGTTCTCCAGTGTATTTGGCATCCAGTGCAGCAACATCACGCTGACGGGTTTGCATATCGGTGATGGTGGCGGTTGCCAGGATAAGTTGCTCAGCGGCTTTATCGCGTTCGCCTTTGTAGGAAATGGCGCTGTCACGGTAGTGATTCACCGCCCATGCCATCGATACGAGCAGGAGAATGATGACGGCGCAGATGATTGCAGTGAATCGGCTCATTTCTGGCCCCACTCACAGACTTCACGCTCAATCTCACGACGGGTGATCAGCCCTTTCCACTGCTTACCGCCAGCGTAGACCCATCGCTCCAGCTCAGCGCATGCACCGAACGAGTCACCAGAGTTCAGCTTCTTCAGCAGGGTTGATTTACTGAATGCGCCAGCGCCAACGTTGTAAGTGAACGAGTAAAGTGCAGCCCGGGTAGTGTCTGGGATCCGAACCTTAATCAGCGGGTCGATTGCTGCCGCTACCTTTTGCAGGTCAGACTGCAGTAGTTTGTCGCATTCTCGATCGGTGTAGCGGTGACCGCGCCGGATATCGCTCCCGGTGTGTCCGTCGCATACCGTCCACACGCCAACCACATCCTGATAGGCGTAGTAGCGGCGACCTTCCAGACCATCAGCATTGCCCAGCATGACAGCAGCGATCGCAATAGCACCGGAGCCGGCCGTAATGGCACCAATGATTTTATTCCTGAACGTCGGGTTCATGATGTTCCCTGCTGTTTCGGTTGTACTCGCGGATCTTGAAGTAGAGGTTCGTCAGGTATGTCAGCATCCCGATGATAATACCGGCCAGCACACCGATAGCGTTCCACTGCTCCGGGCTGTAGGTATTGAGTAAGCCGTTGAGTATTCCCATGGCTGAGGCTCCATAGGCCGCGCCTGTGGTTAGTTTTTCCATGCGATACATGCTCTTCACCTCGCGTCTGTTAGCGGGTGCTGTGTGTAGGGTGCGCCTAACCCACGGCGTTAGAGGGTAAGTGGTTAGCTGTATGGATGGGCGCAAATAAAAAAGGCGGGTTCTGGTCCGCCAATCGATGGGTGCTGCGTTGCGCTATGCGCTTATAGTCTCAGGTAGGGGTATTCCAGATACGAAAAAGCCCAAGGCGTTAACCTCGGGCTCTTTTGTGTAATTCAGTCGACAACCAAAGCTATGGCGACGATATCAGATTTACGCTAAATGTATGCTATTTAATTGACTTTTGCAATACTCTGCTGCGAAAAAGCTGCTTTTTGTTGTGATCGTGTTCTCACTGCTCGTAGTAAAGCATCGCTATCAAGTCGCTCGAATATGGCGCACATGGCTTTCCAGTAGTCGGCGTAGTTATGACTCCAGTTATCCGGCTTCACTCCGCATAGCTCAGCCAGTTCCTGCTTCTGATATGTGTCACGCCCGGCCAGTTCAGCTTTCACATCCTGCGCTGCCAGCCAGATTAACGCCTTCAACCTATCCATCGTCTTGCCGGCCACCTTTTTCACGCCCAACTGCGACCTGAACTCACCCCATGCCCACTGAGTAATCGCCACCTGGTTCTCCCAGCGCGTGTTCTCGCTGTAGTTCCATAGCAGCCAGGCCTTCTGGTGTTCCTCGAGCGACAGAACCGCCCGACGCCACGACGCGGTGGAGTATTCGACCGGCTGAACGAGAGGGATGTGTGAGCCTTTAGCGCGCGATTGCTGTCCGGGGATCGGCGGATTGCTCGGGTTTACCAGTTTCCCGTTTGCCGGGTTAATCACCTTCACGCGGGAACGGCTGCGCGGGGTGGCAGTGAACATGGCGTTTTCAGCAAAGGCGACCAACTGGCCTTTAGTTGCACCACTCAGATCGGCAGTCGCAACGATCAGCTGTTCACGCACATACTGCAGATATTGAACGTTCATTAAGCGGCTTCCTTCTGAGGTTGTTTGGTCTGGCTGTGCTTTGCTACTGGCGGCAGTTTGGCGCGCATGACGCTTTCGGCCTGGTATCGGGCTATCTGGTCACGGGTCATGCTGGATTCGCCCCATTCTTTGGCCCCTGATACTCTCCGTATGCTGGGGTGACTGTTTTGGCTTTCGTGTGTCTATGCGTAACTTTTGGCGTGAAGAGTGCCTCTTCCGCACTCATGCCATTTCTTAAGCGAAACAGTATGGTGGTCGCTGCAATGTTGACGCGTGGATCCCGAGACCATTCGGATGCCGTCTTGGTCACGCCATTAATGGTGATGGATGACCGGCCTTTTTTCGTATGTTCGGGGATGTGAACTCGAGAGCGCATGACGTTGCATGCCCGGCAGAGAACTCTCAGATTTGAGCCATCGTTGTTATCAACAACCTCATCAATGTGATCGATGTGCGCCGTTTTCCAGGTCACTTCCTTCCCACACTTCTCGCATGGCGGAAGAACTTCACCATATCGGTCATAAATTACCTTGCGGTGCTCATAGACAAACCCATTAGCCATTACCAAAGGGTGGCCTGGCAATTTCAGCATTTGATAACCTTTAGCGTTCCTGGTTCTGCAATTCCCCTTGCCATGCTTAGTCAGTTCGTATGTCCCGTAGCGCATCATTCTGAAGTAGTGCATTTGACAGATACCCTTTCCCGGGTAGTGTTTGCATTCACGATCACAACCTTCAACTTTGCATTTCATGCGGCACTCTCCTGGACTTTTTGACGGCGCTTACTCAGTGCGTTTGCTCTGCGGGAAAAAATTGACTTCAAACGCTTTAGGTAGGGGATGTCGAACCGGCGCGGCTCGTTGTCAGACTCAAGGCGCTCAACCCGCTCCAGGCCAATGCGATCAATCAGTCGAATGCGGTACTCGACGGCATTGCCACTAAGTTGGCGGTTGCATCGGGTGCAGGCTGAGTGGACGTTAAACACGTTGAATTTGAGATGTGAGGCAGCGCCGCGGGAACGGTAATGGCTGGCGTCAATTGCGCTACCGGTCAGGTAATTGCTTTTGCCCATGAGAGGACTGCCGCAGCTGACGCATTCTTTCCCCTCATCGCGGATCCTGATGTACCGGTTGAAAGCAGACTGGGCCTCTTTATCCCACTGTGATTTGGTCTTGAAGGACTCGCGTATCTTTTGGCGGCGTTCACGCCCTTCTTTCTCGGCTTCCTTCTGCGCTTTGATTCGCTTGGCCTCAGCCTTAACTTTCTCCTTCGCTCGCAGCTCCAGCGCGTAGATAGCGCCGTGAGCCGGGCAGCACCAGACGATATTGCTGTACGCAGGGTGAAACCACTCATTGCATACCTTGCACTTGCGGCGGGATGGCTTACGCATGACCTCTCCTTGCTGCCAGGCGCAGCCATTTCTGATCGACGAGACGGGCGGTGTAGCCCTTGAGGGTTGGGATTTCTGATGGTTTGAGTTCCGGCTTACGCTTAGTGCGAGTCCGGACGCGGTAGATTTCGTTGGTGATGATGCGAGCGAGAGGACTAGACATTACGCCTCCTGCTTATCGCGCAGCTGCTGATATTCGCAGCCGTTCGGGATAGTCAGCGCCAGGCCAAACTGAGCGCACCACGCTTCGATTTTGCACAGGAAGATATGCATCTCCCCGGTATCGAGTTGAGACGTGTGCCGAGGCTCCCAGATGGTTTCTTTTGCGCCGGTGATGAAATCGGTGTAGGTGACCTCTTCGCAGCCGAGATAGGTCTTTTTGAGGTTGCGCTTAACCCACTCAGGGGTTGCGTCAGTGCGGCCGGATTTAATCAGGTATTCGCTGATTTCCTGGTACCACATGTGACTGAGTGCGTTCTGCGACAGGCTGCGCTTCTCGCGCCACGGCTTGAGTTGAAGCCGGAAGCATTGCCCATCGCTCAGAAGTGGATGAAGGTGCTGGGTGATAGCATTCAGGTTGCCACGATGTAGCTTAATGCCGTCTTTTGGGAGAATCATACGCCACCTCCGAGAGGTAACGCAGAATGCAGAAAATCGCCGGTGCATTTCTGCATCGGTGACAGGTGAAGATGTTCAGATTGTGGTCGCATATAACGTCCCCATTATATGCGCAGGGGTACCGCCGGGCGTTCAACTCCGGCGGCAGAGATATTATGGCCTATTGATAATGCGGAATCAAATCGACTTAGGTTGCTCTTTCAGCTTCCATTTAGTCACTTTTAGTTGAGGCTCGTCCTTCGCTTCAAATCCGTCTTTGGCGTCGTTATAGCCGCATTCGCAGCAGACGTAATCACCACTCCATCCTCTGCGTGTTTTCTCTTTTGAAATACCGCCAGAACCGCATTTTGGACAACGCATACTCACCTCCTGGGCACCTTGGGAGATCCCATCATAACCATGTTTATCGCCTAAGGTGCGCCAGAGATGTAAAAGTTGTGTATAGTCTTACGACTGCTGCTGCGGTGCCGCTGGCAGCGATTTAATCCAAGCGGCTGCTAGAAGGCGACTCCACGCATCCTTAGAATCCTCAGCGCCGTAATCGATTATTGAGTCGAATTCGTCGAGAATCTCTTCTGTCGGTTCTACCGGCACAGCCACCCACCCATCGCGCAACGTGTAAGGCTGGCTTACAGGTTCGGCATACCCGCTGTGTGCGTCGGCATCATAGGCCAGAATATCCGGTTCATCTGCCAACTCACCTATCAGATATCGCACGCGGTCAGCTTCATATCGCACGCGGTCTGGATACTCAGAACAGTCGACGGTGATACCTTTTGAAAGGCACTCACCCTTACGATGCAAAATGGCCGTCCAGTTGGATTTGCCGTTCGTTTCCGGCATTGATCCGTACCAAACAGTCAGATCTGGATGCTGACTTACAGGTTCTGCACCCAGCATGGCGGCGTGGTAGTCTGCAATCCCTTCTCTTGCCCGATGCCATGCCTCATGATCCCGGTCGGATATGCGCAGCACCTCCTCCATCGCTGCAAGCAATTTATCCGGCACGGGCTGCGGTAACTGTGGTGCTGCGTAGAGTGGCTGAACTTCACCGGCGCAATCACTATGTACTGTTAAATGCCAGGGCTTACTTTCGTTTTGCCTCCAGCGCCACGCCACCGGCTCCTGCTCCATGCCAGCCAGCAATTGACGGGCCATCGACTTCAATATAGCAATATCATCATGGCCCAGCATGTAACCGACCTTTAAATCGTAAATAGCCTGGATTTGCTCTTCTTTGGTAAATTTCATCATTTCAATCCCTCCAGCAGTGGCAGGCGGTAGAGTGGAGTTGAGTTTCCGATATATTCATCAAGTTTAGGGTTTTGGTAATGCAGCAAGCTGTAACTGCCGACCACATACGCCTCGGGTTCAGCCGTCACCGCTGCCAGTGCGATTTCAGCCAGGTGCAAATCTAATTCGATGGCTGGGCGGATATCCTTAAATGCGTTCTGAACTGAAGCCATCTTCAAGGCTTTTACATTTTCCTGTGCCTGCGCGATCAGCTGCTCTTTGGTTAATTCAGCCATATCCCTACTCCCCCACCTTAGTGATGATTCCTGCGGATACCAGGTCTGCGGTCTTGGCATCCTGCTGGCGGCAGTCGCATTCAATTTCAATCGGTTCGCCCCAAGGTTGCGTCCCGCCACTATCCATCATGCCTGTGTCGTTGCATTTCGGGCATGGCATATATTGGATTCCATTCAGGCAGCGCTCATAAGTTGCTGTGGCAGGGTCTCTCGTGTCTTTATCTGGAAGCCTGATAAACCCCATCTCCACGCCATTCAAAATGAACTGACGACGCTCTTCGGATTCATCGGCCAGCGCCGCGCACTTGGCTTGCAGTTCGGCCACCACTTCCTGATGGTCTTTGTACTTAACGTATGAGCCGGTGATGTCATCACCCTTGGTGTTTAGCCATGCGTCATTGCAATTCACTGCGTAGGTTCTGATGCTCATGCTGATGCTCTCCCGCCCCTGACAGAAGCCAGGCACTGATTGAATAGGTTGTTAAGAGGGTTGGCCGCGTTTGGACCGGCGATGGGTTTGCTGGCGCTGATTTTCTTTTCAGCAGCAGCCGTATCCCCGATGTAGTACCGATAGAATTTGTCGCTACCGTCACGCCGGAACGTCTTGCAGGCAGTGAGGCGGCACAGTGTCGAGGCCACAGAACTTTTGTTCTGGCCGGTGCCGCGAATGACCTCTCCCATCGTGCAACCAGGGTTATCGGCGATGTACTGAGTGATGATTTCTACCTGACCTTTACTCATGCTGCTTCTCCGCTAAATTCGATCACGTCTTCTGCCGTGATATTCAGCTCGCGCATCTCGCGACCCAGCGCCTTCTCCATGCGGTCTACGCAGCCACGGATGCGGGTCATCTGCGTTTCCGGGAACTGGCTGCGGGACATCTCGATCAACGTGTTGAACAGGTTCCGGTTCTTCGCCTGACGAGCTTTCACTTTTGCGCAGGCCCGGAGCGATTCGCCAATCTTGCGACCATCCGCACGGGCAGTGGCGCGGCATAACTCCAGCGTCAGAAGGGTTTCAGGGAACTCGCGGTAATCTGAGTTCAAGATGATTTGCATTGCTGTGTTCATGTTCCTTGCCTCACGTTATCGCTGGCCCAGACCTCGTTGTATTCAGAGACCGGCATGTTGGCGATGTAGTTGAATGGGGATGCTGTTTCGGTGGGTAAAAACTGGTGAGAATTGGCATCGAGGTAAAGCGGTATGCCGCCTTCCCATCCCTCGCCGTTACGCTGCTTCTCAAGCATCAGGACAGATGCAGGGGCGGCCAGCGCCTTGCGTTCCTTGTCGTCCAGTTCCTCACCCTGCTGGTCTTTCTGAATGGCTTTCTCACGAACCTTGTTGCGCCAGATGATGAACAGGTTATCGGTGAGGTCGGTGATCGAACCTGAACCCTTAACGTCCATCTTGCCTGTAGGCTTCTCCTCGCTGTCTCCCTTGCGACTATGGGTAACGAGCAGGACGTGAGTATTGGTTTTGTTCTTGAAGTCACACAGCGCGTCTACGAAGGCTTTCTGGCCGTTGTAGTCGTCATCCCCTATTCCGCATTTCATCAGGCTGTCGATGATGAACAGCTCGATGCCGTAACGCTTCCAGGCGTAGGTGAAGATTTCGATCAGCCGATCAGCTTTGGCGGTTCCTGTCAGGCCGAATAGCCATAGCCGGTCATCGTAAAACTTGAAGGCTGATTCGATTTCAAGCTGCGGCGGCAGTTTCAGGCAGGTTGACTGCCGGGTCAGACGTTTCAGCAGGATGCCTGGCTTAATTTCCAGTGAAGCGACGCAGGTCTTTACCCCCTGTCGCATGGCTTCCAGTGCCATATGCCCCACCACTTCGGTCTTGCCGTGGCCGTTGACACCGTTGACCAGCGTCAGCTCGGCCTGGCGGAACGCGAAGTTGTGATTCAGGCATTCCCAGGGGCTGTAGAACAGGCTTTGTTCTTTGCCGTAGAAGGCGTTGATGGTGTCCTGATAAAACTCCCTGGCGCTGTAAAGCTCCTCCGGATCGAAGAATGACGCCCGTTCCAGATATCCCACGATGTCATCAGAAGAGATGCCAGCCATCAGGCACTCGTTGATGTCTTTGTGGGGAAGTTTTACCAGGCGGCAGCGGTGTTCACCGAGGCGGGTTGCTATCTCTCTGGCGGCGGTCTGGCCTACTTCGTCACTGTCCATGCTGATCCAGATCTCGTCGAACCGGTCCAGGTTGTGATATTCGAACTCAATCCACTGCTGCTTGGCCCCCTTTCCGCCACCGAACGGCACAGACAGCGCCGGGAATCCGTACTGGTAGTAACTCATGCAGTCGATTTCACCTTCACACAGGATGACGATCCGCATGTTCTTTGGGATAGCCTGCCAGCCATACAGACACGGCTCACAGTCGCCCTCAGCCATGATGACCTTCTTACCGTCAGGCCGTTCTGTGCTGATGCGCTTGACCTGCAACAACTCACCGTCACGCTTGTAGGGGAATGCCAGCGCATCCAGCTCTCTCTCTCCGTTCCAGACCTTAGCCGCGGCAACCTCGTATAGCTTCGCCGTCTCTGCGGAGATCCCGCGAGTGGCAAGATATTCGATGTGCTTTTCGGTTTTGGTGAGATAACGGGAGATTTTCTTGCGATCTGGCCGGGAGAATTTCTTTTGCTGCTTTGCTGCGAAGTGGTGGTCGTCGTCCTTGATGCCCAGAAACTCTTTGGCTTCGGTCATCGCCTGGTGTAACCCGCAATCCCTGACGGCTACCCAGAGGTCCAGCAGATCGCCAGCGGTTCCCTCTGCAAAGTCAGACCAGACTTTCTTCCCTGCCAGGTTAACCTTGAGGCTCTTCCCTGACTCCCCGTTGATACTGCCGGCCACCCATTCGTGACTTTCTCGCTTCCCGTTCGGCAGCAGGTATTTCGCTACCCTTTCGACCTGATTCCATAGCAGGTCACTCAATTCACTTGGCGTCATCATGATGCCCTCAAATCAAACTTATTGAACCAGTACCGGACAAACCCATCGCTCAGTAAGCCGTGGTTGTAACCGGCAATCAGCAATGCCTTGACCCGTGCTTTCATCGTCACCTCAGAAGAAAACGTATCCGCTGTTGCTGACGGTCACAGCTGGCTTCTGGCTGGATGATTCAGGATCTGCAGCTGGCTTTTCGTCCTCCCACCGCTTGCCGTTCAGGTAAGTCGCTGGATAGAGTTTCTCGAATCCGAATTGCTTACCCATCCGGGAGGAGATATCTCCTGCAAGGAACGAAGCGAACTGGTCCGGGGTGCCACCGTTATCGCGACGCCACTCCTGGTACTGAGTTCTGAATGCTGACTTGGCATTTTTCTTTCCGGTCTTACACATCCCTGCAAGCCAGAAAATCTTCTCGAATGCTTCGTCGGTTGCCTGGTGTTTGTTTGAAGGCTGAGGAGGTTTTTCTTCCTCCGCTCGAACTTGTTCGGGCAGAGTGTTTTTAATGTCTTTATTGTCTTTTGTAGTATTGTCTTTTGTGTTTGACTGATTCGGTAAATCACTCTTTACCGTTTCGGTGAAAGATTTCTTTACTGATTCGGTAAAGGTTTTACTGAATCCGTTAAACTTAGTTTTCCACTCTGAGATGTCCTTGTTCATGCCAACCATTCGGCCAACCTGAATAAGCACTCCCATCCTGATAAGTTCGTTTTTGGCGGTGGAGCATTTTGTCGCTGCCATCCCGGTAAGTGCTGCGAACTGGTCATTGCCTATCCAGTCCACCTTCTTGTTGAACCCGTATGTCTTGCGCCACACAGCGATTACAATCAGCAGTTGGTGTTGAGTAAGGCCGGACAGCATCACGGCCTCCATCAGTGCATTAGCGGTTCGCGTGTAGCCATCATCAAGATCTGCCACCTGACGCTCCACGACCGCCAGAGACGGTCTGATCGGTATTACTGTTGCAGGGCTACTCATGACCGTTCTCCTTCCGCTTTAGTTCTTCGATGATGGCTCTCAGCTTTTCGCCAACAGCCGGATTGCATGATTTGATGAACCGGTCACGAGCAATATTTTTGTGTACTGCCGCCTGGTACAACCGAGGTTTTTTTGGCATAATTACTCCTGAATTAGTGTGTTGTTGACGTGACACAGTTTCTTAAGCCCCGAACGAGTTACCGCTCGCTTGGGGTTTTTCTTTTGTGAGAATCTCAGCAACTTGCTTTGCCAGTCGCGCCATATCGTCATCTACGACACCCCACTCCAGCACAGCCAGTAACATCGACAGCTTCGGCAACATGCTTTCCTTCCAGCGGGTAATGCCCGACTTATCCATCCCCAATGCCTTTGCAACGTTAGAGGCACCGCGAATAGCAATCTGATTCAGGATCCAGGACTCAATTTTTCGAGCCTGGTCTTTGTTTCGTGTGGTTGTGTTGATTTCCATATAAATTTTCCTTTAGGTTGAAATAGTTAATTGATTGTTTGTTTTGTTTATCGTGCACCATTGACAGTCAACCTTGACCACGCCGGGCACCCGACCATATACCGGGCCGTTCGGTTATTAGCAGGTGAGAATCAGTCGGCGCTTATGCCGACGGATGTGGGAATAGCTCTGGGAGATCAGGCCTGATTTCGTGTGCCTTAATCTCACCACCAGTGGCATTGACGATAGCGGTCACTTTTTCCGGGGAAACAGCGCCGCCATTTAGCCACTTGTGAACCGCTGGCTGGCTTACGCCGCAGACATCTGCGAGGCGCTTCTGGCTGCCAACGATTTTCAGGGCTCGTTGAATAACTAAGTTCATGGGTTTTTCCTATCCGATTACTGGATTAATGAAAAGATAACTCAAGTTATGAGTAATGTCCATAACCTTTGTTATTTTACTATGCATAACCTCGGTTATATATTTGGTGATATGAAAACATTCGCAGATCGACTAAACGCGGCCATGAGTGCCGCTGGCATATCCCAGGGGCAGCTGGCTGAAAAAGTCGGCATATCCCAGCCTGCAATTCAGAAAATGACATCAGGCAAAACCGCAGGCAGCCGAAAGATGGTTGAGCTTGCTCATGCGCTGAACGTACGACCGGAATGGCTTAGTTCTGGCGTGGGCTCAATGCAGGGCGAGGGGCGCAAGGACTCTTCTATTCCTCCCGAATCGGAATGGGGTAAGATTGATGCTTGGGATAGCAAAACGGATTTGCCAGATGACGAGGTCGAAGTGCCATATCTGAAAGACATAGAACTTGCTTGTGGTGATGGGTCCTGCATTGACGATGACTACAATGGGTTCAAGCTTCGCTTTGCGAAATCCACCCTGCGTAAAGTCGGAGCCCAAAAGGATAGCGTGCTGTGCTTCCCGGCATCCGGAAATAGCATGGAGCCAATGATCCCAGAAGGGACCACGGTAGCCATCAACACGAATGATAAAAAAATCGTAGATGGTAAGGTTTATGCGATCAGCCAGGATGGATGGAAGAGACTAAAATCCATTTATCGTGTCAGCCCTACACGCATCGTGATCCGCAGCTTCAACTCTGATGAATATCCTGACGAAGAGGCTGATATTGAGAACGTAGAGATACTCGGTCGCATGTTCTGGACATCTACCATCTGGTGATTTAACAGCCACTCCCCATAACCTAACCCGCTACGGCGGGTTTTTTATTACCTAATTCCCGCCAAGCCCCATTCTTTACAAAAATAAATTAACTTAGTTATCAGACACATATAACTTTTGTGATGATAATTATAAATTAGGTTATTGCCATCACTCATAACTAAGGTTATCTTTAACCCATCGAAACAACACAGCGTTTCGGTCAGTCGAACGGCGCGACAGTAAACCATGCGTCGGGAGCGCGGCGGGTTCAGGATGAACGGCAATGCTGCTCACAAGCGAATTACAGATCGCTTTTACGAGAGCGATGCGTAATTCAAACCTGATAGTGAGGTGGCCCATGAAGAACAGCATCAAGTGCCCGGTATGCGGTCGTGACTTCGATCCACGCACTCCGGTCTGCCACATCAGCAAGTATCACCAGTCAGCGAAGAACTGCGAGCTGGAGAAGATACGCGATGCCCGGCGCAAGCATTACGCACAGAACGAATCTAGCGGGTCGAGTGGCCTGCGGTGGATAAACAAAGGGGTGAGGGTATGACATACCAAGAAGCGCGAGCAATTGTGATTGCTGCTCAGAATGAGGTTGTAAGACTTAATGATCGCCTGTGCAACATGCATCGTCACTGGATTGATAATGGCCTGTGCGATTCAGTAACTTCATTAACTAAGCAGCATGACGCTGCTGTTGCAAAATGGAATGAAGCCAAGTTCGTTATGAACTCACTTTCTCCACAGCAATAGACCCGCTCCGGCGGGTTTTTTATTGCTCATACCTCAGTCGCTTCAAGTAGGCGACTCAGTTATGAGACGGCGGCCATCCACCGCCAACATTTTTGGCCTTCGCATATATGCGTAGGGGGTTTTTACGTTCAGCGGCCCGCACGGGCGGAGATGATTATGTCCAGACATTGTGAAAATTGCGGATGTGCTATCCGCTCCGGTTATTGCACCAACTGCCAGGAAGAGGCGTATATCGCCTTCGTCCAGGCCCCCGAAATGGAGTTCAGCGAGGAATTTATGCGCGCTGCATTCCAGCAGGATTCCGAGAGTCGCAACCGGGAGGCCTCATGACAGTCACCCACAACGGCAAGCAGTACAACGTAAGCAAGCTCGCAAACGGTCACATGTGGCAGCTCACAGAGATTGGCAACCCACGCCATAAGCTGACCTTCAACCGTGACCAGCTGATTAAGGCCGGTCTGGAGCATGTTGCTATTTCCTGCATCGTCGATACCAGAATCCTTCGGGCAGCACTAAGCAAAAAGGCAATTGCTCGTTACCTGGAAGACGCAGTGATGCTCCAGCAGGCGATAGAGGCCCAGCGTGAGGCGCTTGGCGTGCTGGTTAACCGTAACTCATTTGAAGTGAGGGTGTGATGGAAACTAAATTTTTATCAGATGGCCGCAAGGTCGTGGTGGTTGGTGCGCTGAATAATCAAGAGACGATCGTTCAGGAGGTATTTGTCACGCAACAGGGTGATGAAATCCCCGGCGGCGAGCGCTTTGTTGTGAAGAGCCTCCATGACCAGCCCGTTGAAACGTGGTCTTCTCGTGAAAAGGCGAAACAAGAGAAGGCGCTGGCTGACGCTAAGTTGAAAATTGAAAAAATCAACGCGGAAATTGGCAACCTCCAGAATACCTTGAGCTTCTGGAAAGAGATGGTTAAGCAGGTCAAGGCGTTCTCTGAGCATATCAATGAGGCTGATTTAGACCATTTCGCAAATGTAATGACCGGGCAGGTTAAATTTGCCATTCGCCGTGATTATAGCGTCCCTTCAATTGAGCGCTTTGAAGATTTCATGTCGTCAATTGATAACTATTATGGACGCAAAAACTTCGAAGGCATCAAGTGCTTATCTCTTTTGGGCAGCACTAACGGCGATATTGCTTTAAGAGTGAATCGTTATTCAGACGGGAGCGGTGGGAGCGATACGGTTGAGTTCTACAACACAATCGAAGAAGCCAGACAGTGCGTTAAGCGCATTGCTCTGGGTAGTCTTGATGGTGGCAGCCTGAGTATTGACGACGTCAGAAAGTGTTGCCGGATGGGGATTGTTTTCAGCAAGGATGAATTACAGAAAATCAAAGATCGACTCTTCTCTGCGTCGGAGAAAAATCTCGCCCACTACCAGGAAAATTTCGACAAGCAGGTCGCTAAAATTAATGATGGCAAGCAGGCTATAGAGAAAATGCTTAACGAAGCAATCAGTTAGCCCGCACCGCTCTCGGCAAGTAATCCCCCACCCCATTTCACATCTGGCAGCCAATCGGTGCCGGGTGACGCAAATATTCAGGAGTAACCATGAACATCACATGCGAGTGCGCAGAAATGCGCACGTCTGTAGGTCAGCGCAACACAATCAGGCTTGAGCTTGAGGGCGTGACGCTGGCCGGAACAGTCGATACCAGAGAGGTGCTTAACCAGCTTGATGGCGCTGTCATCATCGAATGGCTGGCTGAGCAGGGTTACACCGTTCTTCACCAGGAGCGTGCAGCATGAGTGCTATGGAGCGCTGCGATGACGATGCTTTCGTCAGGCTGATGGCTGACTTATTGCCAGAACAGCCGATGACCCACGAACAGGCGGCGCAGGATGCGATCGCCGATTACCGCTCGGAGCAGCAGGAAATGAGAATGGAGGGCGCGTTATGGGAACAGCAACACTGATCCTCGGTGAATCCGGCACCGGCAAGTCAACCAGCCTGCGGAACGTTGACCCAGCCGATGCAATCCTGATTAAGGCAGTAGGCAAACCCCTTCCCTTCCGGTCGAAAGACTGGACGCCGTGGGATGCCAAAACAAAGACCGGTAGCGTGGTCGTGTCTGACGAATGGAATCACATCCTGACAATCATCAAGAAAGCTCCTGCATACGGGAAGAAAATCATCATTGTCGATGACTTCCAGTACGTGATGAGCAACGAGTTTATGCGCCGCTCTGAGGAGAAGTCCTTCGACAAGTTCACAGAGATAGGCCGCCATGCCTGGGAAGTGATTAAAGCCGCTCAGGATGCGCCTGATGACCTGCGCGTGTACTTCCTTGCCCACACCGAAGAAACGGCGATGGGCCGAACTAAGATGAAGACGATCGGGAAGATGCTGGACGAAAAAATCACCGTCGAAGGCATGTTCACCATCGTTCTCCGCACCCTCACACGCGATGACAAGTTCTTCTTCACCACCAAAAACAACGGCTCAGACACCGTTAAATCCCCAATGGGGATGTTTGAGGCTAATGAAATCGACAATGACCTCGCCCATGTAGACGCGACTATCTGCGAATACTACGGCATCAACAACGTTCACCACATTAAGGACTCCGCCGCATGAGCAACGTAATTTTCACCTATAACGAAGAATCAGCACTGGCCGCCGGTATGGGCGGCTTTATTAACGAAACCGGTGCTTATGCCATCACCATCAGCGAAGCATTGCTGACTACGGCAAAGAGCGGGGCTAAAGCCATTGAGTTTTCTGGTGAGGCGGATGACGGACGAAAGATCCAGTATCTGAGCGTCTACGTTACGAAAAAAGACGGCACCGAAAACACCTTTGGCGCAAACATGATCCACGCAATCATGGGGTGCGCAGGCATTAAGCAGCTGACGCAGTACATGAAATCTGCTGGCGTGTATGTAGCGCCGGAGTTTGCTGGCAAGCGTGTCGGTCTGGTTCTGCAAAAGGTGCTGTCGAAAAAGGATGATGGCAGCGACACCTACAAATTCGACATCCGTATGCCATTCAACGCAGACACCCGCCAGACGTTGCAGGAGCGCCATGAAGGGAAGAATGCCGAGACGGTAGAGAAGATGATCGCCACCCTGAAAGACAAGGATGAGCGTAAGAAACCGATCCAGGGTAACACAGGCTATCACTACGGCATGGATGACGACCCGGGCCATAGCGACTTTTAATCCCACCTCGCCGAAAAACCCAGACATCACCCCTATTTCACCTCACGGAGGCGGGTTAACCACACCCGCAATTCGCTATGCACCACATATCTGGCAGACGCCACTACTCGAAAGAGACGCTTGTCCGACTGCTCAGCAAGGACAGCAAAAACTTCATCGCTACTTACTGGAGCGGAGTTAACCCGGGCGACGGATGTTTCAACGCCGGGATTAACCTGGTCACGCACGAAGCGTTCTATGCAGGCTGGGGTGGCTCACTGGAAGAAAAAAGCGAGTACATCACTGCAGCTGAGCTGGAGATGGTGAAGGAGATGTGTGATGCGACGCCGTGGGGTCAGGAGTTCGGCGGGAAGTGCCTGGGCGGGACGGAATATCGACTTAAACCTGAACTGAGGGTGACGCAATGAAACACGCTCACGACGACATAGTAGTTCACGGACTTCGCCTGACATTCATTGTCGGGCCTAACGGCTGGCTGATGCCATGGGGTGATGTTATCTGCAACCCACTTAAGGCGCAGCGACTCGCTGAGGAGTTCATCAACAGGCAGGAGGCGGCATGAGCATTCCTCAAATCGTCAGTTTCTCCGGCGGCAGAACGTCAGCTTATCTCGTTCACCTGATGGAGCAGAGACGACTGGCGGGCGAAGATGTTCACTATGTCTATATGGACACCGGGGCTGAGCATCCAAAAACCTACGAGTTCATTCGCCACATCGTAAGAGAATGGGGAATTGACCTTCACTGCCTACGGGTCATTCCAAACCCGGAAATTGGTAAGGCCAGCGGATACGAAGAGTTAGACGTAGCTGATATCGGCCCTGACCTGATTCCATGGAAAAGGATGCTTAATAAGTACGGGCATCCTTATGTAGGGGGGGCGTTCTGCACTGACAGGATGAAAACAGTCCCGTTCACCAAATATTGCCAGGAGCATTTTGGGAGGGGGAATTACCATACATGGCTTGGCATCAGAGCTGATGAGCAAAATCGCCTGAAGCCAGCGAATGGGTTTAGCTATCTTGCCGACATAAGTGATTTTGAGAAGCAGGACGTACTAGGTTGGTGGGAAGAGCAGCCATTTGACCTGGGTATTCAGGAGCACCTCGGCAACTGCGTTTTCTGCATCAAAAAGAGCATGCAGAAGGTGGCGCTGGCCACGATGGATGAGCCGGAACTTGCTGCTCAGTTCGTGGATATTCTCGAAAAGGAAATCCGCACTGGCCGAGAGCCCATCATGTACCGCGGCAACAACACCCTCAAGTCACTAATCGCCTTATTCAGTGATACATCCCGTGAGGAACTGGCATCCAGAATGATCTCCATGCGGCAGTACGATGCTGGCTCATGCTCGGAGTCCTGCGAGGCGTTCTCTTGCCAGCTTGGCTTCAACTTTAACGAGGAGGCAGCATGACTGGGAAATATTCGCTCATCTACGCAGATCCACCCTGGTATTACCGAGACAAAGCCGCCGACGGCGACCGCGGGGCCGGGTTCAAATATCCGGTGATGAATGTGCAGGATATCTGCCGCCTGCCGGTGTGGGACCTGGCCGCCGATAGTTGCCTGCTGGCGATGTGGTGGGTGCCTACTCAGCCGATCGAGGCTCTGAAGGTTATGGATGCCTGGGGATTCCGGCTGATGACCATGAAGGGCTTCACCTGGCACAAGACGAACAAGCACAAAGGTAATAGCGCGATCGGCATGGGTCACATGACCCGGGCGAATAGCGAAGATTGCCTGTTTGCAGTGCGCGGCAGGCTGCCGGAACGGATGGATGCGTCCATCTGCCAGCACGTCACCGCGCCGCGGCTGGAGAACTCCCGCAAGCCGGATGTCATCCGCGAAAAACTGGTGCAGCTGCTCGGCGACATTCCGCGAATTGAGTTGTTCGCGCGCCAGTCATCGCATGGTTTCGACGTGTGGGGTAATCAGTGCGAAGGCCCCGCGGTTCAGTTATTGCCAGGATGCGCGATCGACGTGATGAAAACGGAGGCAGCATGAAGCCAGAAGATGAAAACGCTATCCGGTCACAGTGCAAAAAATGCGTGGCTGAAATCCGCCAGGCAATGAAGGCCAGACCAAAACCCAAATGGAACGCCGTGGTTCCAGCCATCCTCGACAAGCACTATCAGAAGATAGCCGCCATCGGCATCGATAAGCTTGGATTTATCAGCAAGATTGGCCGCATGCAGGGTCGATATGGAGTGGAATCATGAAAATTTACATCGCCGGGCCAATGAGCGGCTTGGTCGAATTTAACCGTCCGGCCTTCATGTTCACCGCAGCAAAACTTACCGGCCGTGGGCATGTAGCTCTCAATCCGGCAATTCTCCCTGACGGGCTTTCACAGGCCGAATACATGGACATCTGCCTGGCAATGCTGCGCTGTGCTGACGTTATCTATCTGCTTAAGGGATGGGAATCCTCGTCTGGCGCCAGAGCGGAAAAGGCGCTGGCTGAGAAACTGGAGCTGCAGGTCATCTACCAGGAAGAGGAACGCGCCGCATGAGAGCACAAATCACCGGGTCGCTAATGCGGCCTTTTTTATTGCTGGCGTTTGCCGTCAGCCGCATCAATGAACAGTTCAGGGAGCACTGACCATGAGCAAGTTCCGCAAATTTGAAACTGATACCCGCTTTCTGATCGATGCCGCACACCACCGCCTCGATATTATCCGCGATGATGGTATTTATCGTCACCTGCGCATGAAGGAGCCGGGCACGAGTTGCTATTACTACGACATTATCACCTGGCCGGGATACCTGACAGTAACTGGCGATATGGGTACTTGGACATTCTGTCGTACTCACGACATGTTCAGATTTTTCGGCGGGTGGACCGGTGAAATCAATACCAGCTATTGGGCTGAAAAGCTGGAAGCTGGCGCTGGTCGTTCCGGCAGTGACTTGCTGGCAAGAGAGTACAACCATGAAGCTTTTTGCCAAAGCCTGAAAGGATCACTCAGCGAGTATCTTGAGGATGCTGAAGAAGACCAGCAGGAAGATGAAGACTGGGATGACGACGATGACACTCCAGACAGTGACAAAGCAAGGGTCCGTGAGACGGTTCGGGAATTATGCCGGGGTGAATTCAGTAATGATTGGGAGGCGTATCAGGCGGTCTATGAAGCTGACTGGCCAGAGCGCTGGAGTGCTTGGGATGTCTGCGAAGGCCTGACGTTTAAAACGTATACCAGCCACTTCCGCTGGATCTTATTCGCTATCACATGGGCTATCAGCAAATATCACAACAAGAAACTCATCGATAAAGCGATGGGAACCTTCCTGGCAGTCAAAGGAGCAGCACATGACTGAGCTGGGAACGAGCGAGCACATTAAACGGCTTCGCGCTATGCGTGCGGCATGAGGAGAGATTATGAAGTGGAAAAAGTGTAGCGAAGAACTTCCGCCGCCCCAAGAGACGGTACTGGTTAATGACCTGAACGGTGAAGGCGTTCTACTTGCCTGGCGAGCGGAATGGCAAAGCGTATCTGGCCCGACAGGAAAATGGCAATGGGTATTTCAGATCCCGGACATTGAGAATGAAGATATTCGAATCGAAGAATGGTTCCCCTACCCCGCACCTTCGGCATGAAGCAACTGATAGCCAGTTATGAGCTGGCTATTGGGTGCGAATGCACTGCCACGTTATCCCCCTTTCAGCCCTCCATTGCGAGGGCATTTTTTTGCCTGGAGAAAATCATGACGCGTGAAGAGGCTATCAACAAATTAAAGATACTGCAGAGCTTGGGTGATAAAGAAATCGCGCATTGCAACGCAGATGATGTGATCTGCGACCTGCTTAAGGCGCTGGGATATGAAGATGTCGTAAAGGAATACGATGAAATCGACAAGTGGTATGCATAGGAGAAAACCATGAGCGACATTATTCAGCTGGTACCGAATAAATGGGTCACAGAAGAGCTTTTAACTGCGACGACCGGCATGTCAAAGCACATGATTCAGCATGCCCGCCGGTCTACCTGGATGGAGGGAAAGCATTATCGTCATGTTTCCCCTGATATGGCACCCAAGCAAAACAGCCCAATCATGTATAACCGCGATGAGATAAACCACTGGATCGAGCACCAAAGCCCAGCGAAACGCCGGAGAATATCTGCTTAAATGTCCTTTGGCACATCAAGCGAGGAATGATTATGGCAGCATACCCAACAGGCGTAGAGGTTCATGGAGAATCGTTACGCATATGGTTCATATATCAGGGGAAGCGTGTCAGGGAAAATCTCGGCGTTCCTGACACGCCGAAAAACAGGAAAATGGCAGGTGAGCTTCGGGCTTCGGTCTGCTTTGCGATAAAGACAGGCACATTCAATTATGCCTCACAATTCCCGGATTCATCGAACTCAGAGAAATTCAGTACCGTCAGAAAGCAAATCTCACTACTTGAACTGAAATCGAAATGGCTTGGGCTTAAGGAGATGGAGCTTAGCCTCGGGACGCTGAGGCGTTACGATTGCCACCTCACAACCACTATCGAAACAATCGGTGAGCACAGGTACATCGGCAGCCTGAACACTGAAGATATCCTTAGTGCCAGGAAGGAGCTACTGAACGGCTGGCAGAAGACCAGGCATGGCCTAAATCACCCGCCCAAAAAGGGAAGAAGCGTTCCTACAGTCAATAGCTATATGGCATGTCTTGGCGGGATGCTGGGCTTTGCTTTCAAAAGTGGCTACCTGAAAACCGATCTGATGGCAGGTATTACCCCGCTCGCAAAAGAAAGGCCCGTTCCAGATCCTCTTACTTCTAGCGAGTATCAGCGAGTGGTTGCGGCCTGCCCAACGCTACAGTTTCAGAATATGGTTATCTTTGCGGTAAATACAGGCGTCAGGCATGGCGAACTAAGCGCGTTAGCCTGGGAGGATGTGGATACTGTTAACTGGACTGTTACGGTGTCACGGAACTATTCCCTGAAGGGTAACTTCACCCTGCCAAAAACCAACGCCGGGATTCGAACCATACAGCTGACCCAGCCAGCAATTGATGCCCTCAAAGCGCAAATGCCACTGACAAGAATGATGGCATCCCACAAGGTAAGCGTCAGCCTAAGGGAATACAAAAAAAAGAGAACCGATGAATGCACCTTTATATTCTCCCCGTCCATTACTTCAATGAACGGTAAGAAGACGATGTGCTACGTTCCCGGATCCATTAATTCAGCATGGCGCACTGCCCTGCGTCGTGCAGGTGTCCGGCAAAGACGGTCTTATGAAACCAGAAACACATATGAGTGCTGGGCACTGGTCGCCGGAGCGAACCCAAATTTCGTTGCGCACCAGATGGGCCATTCGTCAGCGCAAATGCTATTCACGGTTTACGGTAAATGGATGACCGAGAATAACCATGACCAGGTGGGCATTTTGAACGCATCATTTACTCAAAATGCCCCACTGATGCCCCATAGAAAAACCGCATAACCTTAAGTATCTGATTTAACATATCAATATCACTTCAATCATGATTCATCTGGATGAGCAAGGTCGGCTCCTTTGCCTTTAGCTTCCTGCCGGTGATGTTCTGTATTGCTATCCCGCTGGGGCTGGCCCGTGAAAACAAAGGCGTGGCGGCGTTTGCCGGTTTCGTTGGTTATGCGGTGATGAACCTGGCGGTCAACTTCTGGCTGACTGCGAAAGGCATCCTGCCGACCACCGACGCGGCGGTGCTGAAAGCCAACAACATCCAGAGCGTGATTGGTATTCAGTCTATTGATACCGGGATCCTCGGGGCGGTGATCGCCGGGGTGATCATCTGGATGCTGCACGAGCGTTTCCACAATATCCGCCTGCCGGATGCGCTGGCCTTCTTCGGCGGCACCCGCTTTGTGCCGATCGTTACCCTTGTGGTGATGGGGCTGTTTGGCCTGGTGATCCCGCTGATCTGGCCGGTCTTTGCCATGGGCATTACCGGCATTGGCCGGATCATTAACAGTGCCGGTGATTTTGGCCCGATGATCTTCGGTACCGGCGAACGCCTGCTGCTGCCGTTTGGTCTCCAGCATATCCTCGTGGCGCTGATCCGCTTCACCGAAGCGGGCGGCACGATGGACGTGTGCGGGCACGACGTGAGCGGCGCCCTGACCATCTTCCAGGCGCAGCTGAGCTGCCCGACCACCCATGGCTTCTCGGAGAGCGCCACCCGCTTCCTCTCCCAGGGTAAAATGCCGGCCTTCCTCGGCGGTCTGCCGGGTGCGGCGCTGGCGATGTACCACTGCGCCCGTCCGGAGAACCGTCATAAGATTAAAGGTCTGCTGATCTCCGGCGTCATTGCCTGCGTGGTGGGCGGCACCACCGAACCGATCGAATTCCTGTTCCTGTTTGTGGCGCCGGTGCTGTACCTGATTCACGCCGTGCTGACCGGTCTGGGCTTTACCACCATGGCGGTGCTGGGCGTGACCATCGGTAACACCGACGGCAACGTGATTGACTTTGTGGTGTTTGGGATCCTGCACGGTCTGTCGACCAAGTGGTATCTGGTGCCGGTGGTGGCGGCGATCTGGTTTGTGGTGTACTACGGGATCTTCCGCTTCGCCATTACCCGCTTTAACCTGAAAACGCCGGGGCGCGATACTGACGCGGCTACCAGCGTTGAGCAGGCCGTGGCGGGTACCATTGGTAAATCCGGCTATGACACCCCTGCCATTCTGGCAGCGCTGGGCG